ATCAGCCTTGCCCTTTCGGGGGACTTACACGACTCTGTGCGATCATCGTGAACTGATCAATCACGATAACGTTCCAGAACCTTCTTCTCGTGCCACTCCACGAAAGCGTCTTGATCATTGAGACGCTTCCAGAAGTGTTTCTCCCAGAACCCTTCAACCTCGCCTATACGGTATTGCTCCATGGTCGGTTTGACATACTTCCAACAAAGAGCTTCGTTGGCAGCGTCCACCTCAAAGGGTGCGTCAAACAGACCAAGACCCCCCGCCCACGTCGGATTCGACAGGGATGGAACATAGGGGATATATCCGTCTTTAAAGGCGTGTGTGAGCCGCTCCGTCACTCGTTCCTTAGCCAACTGCTGAGCCCGAGTCCGAACTCCTCCCCAGGGGAGATGATCGAACTCAGACCAAAAGTTACCAAGCCGGAACGAGAGCTGCTCGAGATTCGGTTCGTCCTGAGGGTCTACTCCCTTCTCGAAACCCTCAATAACTCCAAAGTTGAGGAAGGCCCGTTGGCGTGTGGCAATCGCCATACCCGGAACCGAGAAGGATATGTCAAATGTACGTGAGTTAATCTGAACCCACTCTTTCGACACATAGGACTTGCCAACACTCTCATAGAAGCCGACACTCTTACAATCTTCCGACCACTGATGAAACAATAACTTATCCCCTCGAAAGAGAATATCGTCACCATTTATCAGCAGGGGAAGACACTGGAGGGATACCCGAGTCGTTCCCGGCTCAAGTCCCTGGCGTTGGTCCATCCAACGCTCGTAAGAGCGCCGCACAACTGCAGCATTGACGGCACACAAAATAGGAAAGGAGATCATGGACCCCATTAACTGTCCCTGATTCTGGATGAACGTTCCCTTCGCCTCGCCATGCCCTTGGGTGCTCTCAGACATGAGTCTATAGCTTACTTCATGCGGACCAACTAGGTCGGTCGCTAGATCGAAAGCGTTTGACTCCGGGTTAAAGACACTCTGAAGCACGGTTGCGGTAGCAATCGAATTTAGATTGTTGGTGGCGGCTTTGAAGTCACCTGACTGAAACCAGCGTTCGACCAGACCTGGGTCGAACTCGCCTTCTGTACACTTTACAAGGCGTGACGGTCGTTCCCACGGAAATCGCTTCGACATCTGTCGAGTTATTGCCGCGGGCGTCACTGTTGAAGCAGTCAGTTGAAAACAATCAAAGGCAGCCAACCCTTTCCACAAAGCGTGTTGAAGAGGCTTACCGAGAGCGTAGCGGAGGGATTCTCCCGCAGTTATCGGACGTACCTTAAGTGGCTCAAAGATCACAGCAACACGACACTT